CGTCCATGAGGATGTCTCTTGCAGCAAGGCGTTCATGGCTTGCCCTCCTTCATACGCCCGATGTCGGAGATGATACTCCCGGCGATTCCTTTCAGGCGTTCCACCAATACGTCGAGGAATACCGGTTTGAAGCACCAGACACAGAAATACCGGTCACGTTCCTGCTGCCACTCCTTATATAATAAGTTCACGTGCGTGTGAGCTTTGTCATACTCCACCTTTGCCGCGCTGCATTCCGCGTCAAGTGACTTGTATTCTTCCGAATCCAGCGATAGAAAATCCAGCCGGTTACTCATGGACGAATACTTACGCCAGAGTTCGGTGGCGACAGTTTTCGTTTCCTCGTACCGGAATTCAAAAGGTTTGAGGTGTTCCTCGAAAAGGGCTGCAAAGTCCACCTTCTGCAACGGTGTCCTGTCAAGCGAGAGGTATCTGTTCGTTTCCGAAAAGAGGGAAGAAGAAAAATCCAGAAGCTGTCCGGGGTTCTCCCTTACCAGACAGGCCGCCTCCTTGACAAGAATATTCGTGTCATTGAAATCCTGATAGAACAAGGATGGCGGCAAGGCTTGTTCAAAAGACAGTTCACCTTGTTTATAAGTGGCGAGAAGCGTATTCACCTCACGCAATCGTTGTAAAATATCGGGTAGCATACAGTTATTCATAATCATAGAAACATGGTCATATATACGGGAAGATACAGCACGTCCCCGTCCTTGCGCAGATCTTTCGTGTAAACCAGATACTTGTTCCTTATCCGGGAAGAGAATTTCATGCAAAAGGCGTCCAGCGAGGTATGCGCCTTATAACCGGATGATTTGACTTCGACAGGGCTCACCTTGTCACCGTCCGCAATCAGGAAATCCACCTCGTAGTTATGTTTTCCACTTTCAGTAGGGAAGGTATAATAGTACAACTCGTGTCCGGCGGCTTTCAACATCTGGGCCACCACATTCTCATAAACATACCCAAGGTCTGTGCTCAACTTGTCACTCAAAAGTTTATGATATATTGTATTGTCTGTGAATTTCCTATCCCAGAATGCGAGGGTGACGAACAGTCCGGTATCACCCGTGAACATCTTGTATTTGTTGGGGTCCTGATGCAATGCCATTCCCGCACTCGGATCGTTAGCATGGTAAGCCATATTGACGACCATCGACTCCTTGATTTCAGAAATGATCTCTGCCAGTACGGAATTACGCGTACCCTCCGTTGCACTCCATGCCAGATACCTGTTGGCGTTGTTCGTCAGTTGGGCCGGAATCTGGCGAAACATCTTGGAAGCGTTGCCTGTGGGGTCTATTTTGTTGAAATCATCCTCATACAGCGTTATGATGGAACGCTTTACACTGTCCACCTTTTCCAGATTGTTGGTTTCAAGATAAGCGGCCACAGCCTGCGGCATACCGCCGACAAGCATATACAACCGGAAATCGCGCATCAACTTGCGGTTCGTGGCGTCACCCATGGACGTCCTGCCGTGAAAACATCCTTGGAGCAGCCTGATTGTGGCGGTGTCCCCCAATGCCCACCTGAACTCCTCGTAATCCATGGGAAACATGTGGAGTTTGACTTCCTCGCTCGGAATCAGGATGTCCCTGACATTCTTACGGATCGAAATCAGCGAACCGGTTTCCATGTAATCATATCTGCCGTCCTTTACAAGATACTTGATTGCCTGCCTCGCCTTGGGTGCAAGCTGGACTTCATCGAAAATAATGACAGACTTCCGTTCCTTCAACTCGACACTGTATTCCAGTTGCAGACGCATGAAAATACGGTTAAGGTCGGAAACATCGTTGAACAGTTCCCGGATTTCTGCTGAACACGCAGCAAAATCCACCAAAATATGAGTCTCGTATTCGTTTTCCGCAAATTCTTTGGCGATGGTGGATTTCCCAACACGTCTCGCCCCTTGTATCAACACGGCTGTCCTGCCCTCGTCCGTCCGCTTCCATTGCAGAAGCTCATTATATATTTTCCTTTTGAATATCATATATCTGCATCGTTATCAATCGCCTGCAAAGATAGTACAATCAACACGAATCTCAAAATATTTTCATTAAGAAATCGCACAAATCTCAATATTTGAATAATGCAACACGATTCTCATTTTTAATATCGCCTGAAATGGCATGATTCTCAAAATATCCTGCTAATCAAACACGCTGTCCACCAGATTCACCGCCTCGACTTTCTTGCTGTCAACGATTTTCGCGTAAATCTGCGTGGTCTTCACGTTGGCATGTCCGAGCAGTTTCGATACCGTGTAGAGGTCTGCGCCGAGCGTCAACATCATCGTGGCGAACGTGTGGCGGCTGGTGTGATAGGTGATTTTCTTGGCTATCTTGGCCATCTCCACCCATTTGGCCAATACCTTGTTGATATTGGGCTCGGCAGGCAATCCGTCAAAGATTTTCGATTCGTTCCCTTCTCCGTTTCTCTCGGGCAACCAGCGGACGGCATGGCGGGAAAGAGGCAGGTAAATCGGTGTGGTGGTCTTCTTCATCACGGTTGACATCCGGTATTGTTCCCCGTCCAGAATGATGTCCTTCCACCGCAGGGCGTACACGTCGCTCAACCGCAGACCGCAGTAGCAGGAGAAAAGATAGGCACGCTTCACGTCCTCACGGGGACACTCCGTGTCAATCAGCACCTTTATCTCGTCAATGGTCAGGTATTCACGCTTGGATTCCGGCACCTTGATGCGTTCCGTGGCTGCAAGTGTCATGATCGGGTTTTCCGGGATGACCTCGGCACGGACGGCGGCATTGAGGGCGGTGGAGAAATAGCCCACGTAGTCCGCTGCACTTTTGAGAGAAAGCGGCTTGCCCCACCGGGTCTTGTAGGTATGCTGAATCCAGTCGATAAAATCCAGACACCACTCCTTGTCGATTTCCCGCATCCTCACCTTTTTCCGGTAAAGGGGAAGCATACGGCAGACCGTCCGCAACAGTTTCAGCCCCCTTGCACCCTTGCGTTCCTGTTCGGCAAGATAGGTTTCCATCCAGTCGTCCAACAGCATTTTGGAACGGACGGATGTCTTTTTCAGTCCGGCCTTCGAGTGGGTCAGCTCGATGATGCGTTTCGACTTGATGGTCTCCACCGCTGCTTTGGTGGCCCGGTTCTGTTCCTTGATCATTGGATTGATTTCAGGCAGCAGGTACAGTTTCAGGAACTCGTAACGGCGCCTGCCATCCACATAGATGTCGAGATAATAGGATTCCGAGCCGTCGGCGAGCTTCTTGGTGCGTACCTTCACCGGCTCCTTGAGTCTGGTTGCCTTCCTTGTTGTTGCCATATATGATGTATTTAGAATGCGTTGTCAACCAATGCGATTGCATCGTCTTTCTTCTTGTCCACAATTTTCGCGTAAACCTGCGTGGCACGCACGGAACGGTGGCCGAGAATTTTGGAAACGGTGTAGATGTCCGCCCCGAGCGTCAGCAGCAGCACTGCGCATGAATGCCGGGCCGTGTGGAAGGTCACGTTCTTCTTCACCCCGGCCTTTTCCGCCCAGTTCTTGAGATTGACACAAAGATTGCCTTCATTGGGCAGTCCTCCGAACACAAGGCCGTCGGGCGTGCAGTCCCCTCGTTCCGGCAGCCATTTCACGGCTTGGGACGAAAGGGGAATATAAATGGGGTTGGTGGTTTTCGTCATCACCACCGACACACGCCATTGTCCACTTGACATGGAAAGGTCACGCCAGCGCAGTTTCCGGATGTCGCTGATACGCAGCCCGCAGAAACAGGAGAACAGGTATGCCTGCCGTACCTGCTCGTTAAAGAACGGCGTGGCCATCATCTTCTTTATTTCCTCGATGGTCAGGAAATCCCGTCTGCTCTCGGGAAACTTGATTTTCTCAGTCATCTCCAGCCTGTACCACGGATTCGAGACAATCAGGTTCTCACGGACGGCCTCGTTCAATGCGGTGCGCAAAGTCGTATAATAGGAATGCGCGGTCTTGGGAGATACAGGTTTGCCCCATGCGGTCTTGCAGGAAGAGCGAAGCCAGTCGATATAATCAAGATAGAATTGCTTGTCCACATCACAGAGCCTGACATCCGCACGGAATTTCAGCAGATTCTTTCGGGCGTTGTCGATACCGTTCAGGTCACGCGCTCCCCGGTGCTCATGGTTCTTACGAACAATCGCCATCCAGTCGGACAGCAGCATGTCGGAGGATGTACTTTCCGGCACCGCTTCCACCTTTGCGTTGAGCAGTGCTTCCGCCCGTTCACGCCGGATGTCTTCCGCCATGCGGAGCGTCCGCGCGTTTTGTCGCTTCGCTTGGGTGGATGTCTCCGGCACGAGATAGAGTTGCAGGAACTCGTACTCGTGCCCGCCGTTCACACTGCGGTCAAGAAACAGGGATAAACGCCCGTCCGCCAGTTTACGGTGACGTAACTTGAACGGAGATTTTTCTATCAATGATTTCTTTTTTCTTCCCATTGTCAATCAGTGATTTATATCCATGCACAAAGATACGAAATAATCCGAAAATGAGTATCGTTTTAGGTAACAAAAATGGTGAATAATAGCGATTTTTAAGGAATACAACAGAAATCATCATCTATTTATAATATACTGATAATCAGTAATTATATGGATTTTCGTTGTTTTTATTTTCCCTTATTTTGCATACATTGGCTAATGGGCGACGATATACTGTCAGCAGATATTGCTCGGAATGCTCACTATATTCGGTCCAATACAATGGGCATTTTCGTTGCTGCCCAAGTGGGAAGGAG